CGCAGGGAGATAATGGCAGAGCTTGCGAAGACGAAAACGGTTGAGCAGTGGGCCGAAGCGCTTGGCGTATCAAAAGCGTGTGTAGAGAAGATTTTAGATGGCACGACGTACAAGAATGTGCGGTAATTACTTAGTGTTTTGATGGTCAATAGATGGAATGATAAAGCATTCCAAACCATAAGGAATATTTATGCAATCGCACAAAAATTATCATGATTTTATTTCAGACAAGCACTTCAAAATAAACAAGTCTGGGTTTGAATACAAAACAGATAAAGGATGGCTATTTGACTACCAGAAAGCATGCGTAGAGTGGGCTTGCAAGAGAGGAAAATCGGCTTTGTTTTTGGATACGGGGCTAGGTAAGACAAATTGCGAGCTTGAATGGGCAAATGCAGTTAGCATGCACACTGGAATGCCTGTGCTAATTTTGGCTCCACTTTGCGTATCATTGCAGATAAAGCGCGAAGGAGAAAAATACGGGTTTAGTACAACGATTATTCGCGAAGATTCCGATGTTAAAGATGGAATCAATATTGCAAATTATGAAATTCTACACAAACTAGATCCGCGCAAATTTTCAGGCGTAGTGCTGGACGAATCCAGCATCTTGAAAGGCATGAATGGAAAGATGCGCAAGCTGATTACTGAAGCATTCAAGCATACGCAGTACAAACTCAGCGCATCGGCAACGCCAAGCCCGAATGACTATATGGAGCTTGGTACTCAGTCCGAGTTTTTAGGCATTATGTCCCAGGTTGAGATGCTTGCAACTTTCTTTATTCATGACGGAGGCGATACTGCGAAATGGCGACTGAAAGGACACGGTAAAAAGAAGTTTTTTGAATGGCTTGCAACATGGGCAATTATAATGCGCGATCCGTCTGTTTTTGGATTTGCAAGCAAGCCAATACTCCCGCCGCTTGAAATAATCCAGATAACAATAGATTCCGGGATTACTGACGGATTGCTCCCTGCAATTGCGCAATCATTGCAGGATAGACAATCAGCAAGACGCAACACAATAGATGCAAGGGCAGAGTCAGCGGCGAGAATTGCAAATGCACTTGATGAGCCTTGTTTGCTGTGGTGCGGCCTGAACAATGAAGGTGATGAACTTGAAAAGCTGATTGAAAATTCTGTGCAGGTATCCGGAGCAGACAAAGACAAAGATAAAGAAAGCCGCATGATTGGGTTTTCAGACGGGGATCATCGGGTATTGATAACGAAGCCAAAAATTGCCGGTTTTGGAATGAATTGGCAGCATTGTAGCAAAATGATATTTGTCGGCCTGTCTGATAGTTTTGAACAGTATTATCAGGCTGTTCGCCGGTGCTGGCGTTATGGTCAACAAAAGCCAGTTACTGTTTATGTTGTGACAGCAGATATTGAAGGCGCAGTTGTTGCAAACATAAAACGTAAAGAAGAGCTGGCCGAGTCAATGCTGACAGAAATGGCATTGATTGCAGCAGAATGTTTTACAAGTTTTGAGAAAGCAGAAAACGGTATTACCGTTTATAATCCAAAAGTAACAGCACCACTGCCATCATGGAGAAAATCATGCAAGTAAAAAACTATAAACAAGGCAACAACTACATGTTATATAATGCTGATTGCGTCGAAGTCGCGCGAAATATGGACGATAACAGCGTGGATTTTATCATCTATTCGCCGCCGTTTAGCTCACTGTATACCTACAGCAACGACGAGCGGGATATGGGAAACTGCAAAACGGACGATGAGTTTTTTATCCATTTTGGCTTTCTTGTTAAGGAAATGTATAGAATGCTTGCGCCTGGCCGGTTGATGGCAGTGCATTGTATGAATTTACCGACAAGCAAACAGAATGATGGATTTATTGGAATCAAAGATTTCAGAGGAGATTTGATAAGGTGCTTTCAGAATGAAGGGTTTATCTATCATTCAGAAGTTTGCATATGGAAAGATCCAGTGGTAGCAATGCAGCGCACTAAAGCGCTTGGACTTCTTCATAAGACAATTATCAAAGATTCTGCAATGTCTCGCATGGGGATTCCTGATTACTTGGTTGTAATGCGGAAGGAAGGCGAGAATATAAAGCCAGTGTCAGGCGCTTTGCAGTATTATGTTGGAGACAATCCGCCTGCTAGCTTTGAAAGCAATGAGCGCGCAGATGGTTCGCTGTATTGGACAATTGCAAACGAGAACGGCACTCCGATAGATATATGGCAGCAATATGCATCGCCAATCTGGACAGACATAAACCAGACGCGCACTTTGCAGTACCAGAATGCACGCGCAAGCGATGACGAGCGGCACATTTGCCCGTTGCAGCTTGACGTGATTGAACGAGCAATGCAGCTATGGTCTGCGCCAGATGATGTTGTTTTCTCACCATTTACCGGAATAGGATCTGAGGGCTATGTTGCACTGCAAACAGGGAGAAAATTTATCGGAACAGAGTTGAAAGAGTCATATTATGATTTAGCATGCAGAAACTTGCATGAAGCGGAAAACGTAAAGCAGGAGGATTTGTTTTCATGAAAAAGGCAATAATCCCGATGCTATTGCAAGACAGCATAGATAGAAACATGCTGCAATCATTCATAGACATGCGCGACGAGGATACAAACAAGCCTATGACACAGCGGTCTTTGAATATGCTGATCGCGAAACTGTCGCGGCTGGAAGCTCAGGGGCATTGCCCTAATCGGCTACTGGAAAAGTCGATTATCGGCACGTATCAGGATGTTTATCCTGGGGACGATACGCGCAGGCCGGTTACATTTGCACAGCAGCACAGTGACCGGAAATGGGCAGATGGGATAAGGTTGGTAAAATGAATATTATCTTTGGTAGTGGCGGAAATGACAGTGTTTCACTTGTTCAGTGGGCTATAGAAAACGGATTAAATAACTTACATGTTGCATACAGCAATACCGGATGGTCGGCTGATTTTTGGGCGGAGCGTTTAGATAAGTTTCGCGCATTGGTCGAGAATAACGGAGGGAAATACCATGAAATACAAAGCGAAGGGATGGTTAATTTAGTGACGCGCAAGAAAGGATGGCCAAGAAATGGTATGGCGTTTTGCAGTTATGAATTAAAGATTAAGCCAGCTATGGAGTGGCTTGATACGATTGACCCAGATTGCGAGGCGGCCTGTTTAGTTGGCGTTAGGCGCGAGGAATCAGCAAGACGCGCTCAATGGCCTGAGTGGATAGAAGAAAGCGCAAACCACGGAGGAAGATCGTTACATAGCCCGCTAGTGCGTTACACAGAGAGAGAGAGACGAATTGATATTGCGCGCTGGTTTTGATGTTTTGCCGCATAGATCAATGGAGTGTTACCCATGCGTGAATGCAAGCAAGCCTGATATTGCAATGTTGGACGCCAAACGCGTCGATTATATTGAGGCAGTCGAGATAGGACTTGGCGTAGGGGTAAAAAGCGGGAAGAAAAAAACGATGTTTCGGCCAGCAAGCAAAAAAGGCGCGACAGGAATCAGAGAGGTTTGGCAATGGGCGCAGACGAGCAACTTTGTAGCAGGCCAGTCGGATATTTTCTGCGATTCCGGTTTTTGCGGCGGATAGGTATATCCCACAATACCCATTCCATGCCGCACAGGTAGAATAAACGCATCAACCAAGGAGTAACGCCATGAAAATAGCACTTTACAAAATGCCATACCTGAAAGACTGCGAGCATTGCGCAGTATTCCGTGCCGATGAAGAGCATGCTAACTGGGTGCGCGTCAGTGAGATTGTCGATATTGACTTCCAGATGATCAGCGTCGATTGGGACGCTGAACACAAAAAGACAATTCAGGCATCAGTCGATGAACTGGAAAAGCGTCTGGCCGAAGTGAGGGCAGCGCTATGACCCCAGAACATGCAGACGCAAGTGTGCCGCAGTCGCTGTGGATAGGCGACGGATGTGGGTATCTTGCAGCTCAGGCAGATGCACGCATAGCAGCTGGACTAACGCCTACGGACGAGCAGCTAGAAGCGTGGGCTGTTTGCAATACAATTGAAAAGACATTCGACGAGGTTGACCCGACATGAACAAATCAGAATCTATAGCAGCGCTTGCAAAGGCAATGGCGGCAGCACAGGGAGAAATTGAAAACGCAAGCAAAAATACAGTAAACGGGCATTTCAAAAACCGATACGCCGATCTTGCAGAAGTATTGAACACAATACGCGAGCCATTCAGCAAGCGCGGCTTGTCATTTGTTCAGTTTCCATCTTTCAGCGATGGAGTGGCGCACGTCGAGACAATGCTGATGCATGAATCTGGCGAATGGATTAGCAGCGTAGCAAGCGCACCAGTTAGCAAGCACGACGCCCAGGGCGTAGGCAGTGCAGTTACCTATCTGCGTCGTTACAGTGCAGCAGCAATGGCAGGAATTGCACAAGAAGACGACGATGGAAATGGAGCGGCAGGTATATCGCAACAAAACGACAGAGGGCAGCAAAAACAACCTTCAAACGCGACAATTGGTGATGCTGAATTCAAGATAATGAATGATTTACTTGATCGCACAAAGTCAGATAAGGCGTCATTCTGCAATCACTTTGGCGTGCAGTCTGTTGCTGCATTGCGGTTGTCAGATTTTGCAGTAGCAAACAAGATGCTGACTGACAAGCTAAAAAAACAGGAGTCAGCACAATGACGCGCAAGATTGCAATAGACATCGAGACATTGCCATGTGCCGATCAGCAGCAGATTGACTACCTGATTGAGTCTGTATCGGCAGATTCTCGGTTAAAAGATCCAGAAAAGATCGCAGCAGACATTGCACAGAAGCGCGCAGATGTTGTTGCAAAAACAGGGCTTGACGGTGGATTCGGCAGGATATTGAT